CCATCAATAGAGAAAGTCCCTTTTTCTAAAAAAGGAGAGAATTTTTTTTCAAAAACATTACGCATGACTCTATCCCTATCCGTCTGATCATCCGCAAACGCACGACCAACGGATAGAAATAGCAAAAGCAAGACAACATATCCAAATAGAATCTTATCCAAAGCAACCATCGCTTCCTCGTCGACTAAATCTCTTCTAATCACAAAATAAACGATAGCTATTGCAAAAGGACACAAAACTAAGACGATATAAACGTAACTACCCATTAAAAAAACCTCCAAACAAAGCCTTTAAAGCATAACCAACAACAATTATAAAAATTGCAATCACTGTTCCGATTGTCGCTAACTGAGGAAGAGTGCTCTTGTTGTCTAGCTTCACTTCTTGTTTCTGCTCTTTAATTTCAGTGAGTAGTTTTACTACCTTTTCATCGTTATAAAAGACCTGGTCTTTTTGTTTAAAATTATCCCCTCTAAGTTCATTTAAAATCTCTGATGTATCCTTTGCATCATCATCTTGTTTCTCTGCTATCTTTGATAGATAGTAAAGTGTCAACTGATTAGTAGCATAAGCATGCCTTTGCATCTTAACAGTTTCTTCTGGTGTCCACTTCTCCCCTCGAACCTGTTTCGCCTGTAACTCCAAATAAGCATTGCTATCTAGTCGATCATTCTCCAACTGCGCCAATTCTTCTTTCGTATAATCCATTCAATATATCCTCATATTCTTTATTAATCTGATTTACAACAAATTCAGTTTTAGTTCCAGATAAAGTCATAGACTGCAAAAATAGCAATCTACGATATTCTTCATCTGTTAAACGTACCTCAAATCTTCTATTCTTCACCATTGTTTAGAACCCAAATCTTCTTCCCAAAGCCTGATAAATTCATCTACACCATCTATTAAAGTCTTAACAACTTCAGGTTTAAAACCTACAAATCTATGTTCTGTATCAATTTCATTCTTATGATACATAAATCTAGACCTTACATAATCAAGCATAAAAGCAGACATAACCTGTGTACAAAAAAACTCGTCATTCAAATAAATATCAATACCATTAGAACTATACACATACTCAAATTTCAATTTACCTTTTTTCATATCCTTTCATTCCTTTTCTTCTTTTGTCCGTACATTCGAATTATCTAAAAGAGGGTAAACACCCTCATAAATTAAGCAGCGCGACGAATAAAACTAATTACCGCACCAAGACCTGCGAGTGTAGCAACTACACCAAGGACACTAGGGAAATAAGCCGATACTGTAGTACCGATAGCTCTGATAGCTTCTTGTGAACCTTCAACCATGCACATTCTCCTTTCACTTTTTTTTAAAAATAATCTGCCAACCACCCACCCTAAAATATTAAACTAATTCAATATTTTCAAGGCGAAGTTTATTTCCATTAGGTTTTTGCGTCAAACGTACTTTCTTAGGGTATTGATTGATACCTACCAGAACATTACCAAGGTTAGAATCCATAACAGATATTTTTTGAACCTCGACATTATCCTTACGTGGATAATCAGCATGTCCGTCTTGATACCAAACGGTAGTACCTACGACATCATCAAAAGCGAATGGCTTTGTAGCTAAAATTGAAACATTTTGAACAATCATGAGTGTTATTCTCCTTTTATTTATTTTGTCTTATAAACGTTCCTCATGTTTACATTAACATTATATAATATGTTTAAATTATTTTAAAGGTTTTTCTGATACAGTTTACAAATAACTGTCCAAATATGCAATAATTTTTTCTTTTTCAATAACATTATTTTTTACTAATTTTTTCATATGTGGCATACAGACATTTATTAGAAAACCGCAGTCATCATCTGCGGTTCTTGGTTGCTCAAATTTAAAATCAATATCAGAACAATTCACATCAAAATTAAGATACTGATTAGCAAGCGACTGAAAGATATGAACTGGGCTATAAGAAGACAACCACCCTCTCGCCTTTCTACCTCTCAACTGAAATTCAAAACGAATCCATTTTTCATACCCCGATAATTTAAGTTGTTTTCCCTTTTCATAAATTCTTAACATCACATCACCAGATCCAAAATATATCGTTTTAGAATATGAATTGATAACAGATTTAGGCTGCAACCTAGACACGTAATCATTAAGAGGATAAGAAAAAATATCATCATAATCATCTTGCAACATCATTACATCAAAAGCCACATCATACCGAGAAATTAAAGCCTTATCTGCCATATAGATAAGATTGTAATCACCATCAGAACCAGAAGTTTCATAATAAAGATACATGCCATCCCCTTTATTAGTTCTATATGACCTCGTCGTAACAGTATTGTAACATTCGGGACTTATTTCCTCCTCACTCCTAAAAGTCAACCAGTCGAAATGAGGAGCGCCCAAAGGTTGATATTTCAAGCCTTTAAGACGTTTTCTAGCCATTAAAAAAATACCTCAAACATTTTATTTTCACTTTCGTACCCCGTGTTACAAAGACGGGGTTTATCACCGCCACTCAGGACACCGCGGCCGCAAGCGGCTCGCGTTTGATCCTGAGTAGTCGGACTACTCACTAACCCGATACATTTAATACTCACAAGGTCTTGACAACAAGTAACCAGTGCATTATTTAGCCTTTTAGGCTGTCATCAAGGTCTAAATTAGCCCTTGACTGACTCAGCCAGTCTAAATAACCCTGCTTATTGTCAAGACTTGCTCCGTCTTAAAAAGCCTTAGACATGCCAATCTGTGTCTACTACAGCCTTAAAGTCATACATAGCCCGCACCTTAGATGTCTGCAAGAGCCAAAATGAGTGACGCCGTAGCTTTTTAGCGGATTTGTCAAAATCTATGCCGCCTGATGAATATTGAGCCTCATAGGTTTGCTGCTCAAAGCGACGATAGCTTGTCAAGCGCCCAAAATATGTTTTCGTTTCGTAAACATAATGGGCTAACTTGCGAAAAGATGTATCAAGCAAAGTATAGTCTTGCGTCAACAATATAACACGCTTCCCAATACCTTTCCTAATCTGCATAAGCGTATCTCGTAACTCTTTTGGTATATCAGACTTAAGCTGCGCTCGATAAGTCGAATTGGCTTCATCAACCACGATAAGCACCGGAACATCATATTGAGTATAGAAAACATCTAGAGAAAGCGGACCATTTACAAGACTAACAGCCATATTAGAAAAAATGATCCCGTCTGGATATTTTTTCTTGAAATTTATCATCTCATTCAAAGCTGAAAACGACTTACCAGAGCCAGTCTTACCAGCTACTATATCCACCCTAGCGTATTGATTAAAAGATGTCTTATAATCCTTTTTAGCCTTGATTTTATCCACTATAGAGAGAAAAAAAGCTGCAATGAAAAGATGAATCGGTATCATGAGCCACCTCCTCTAAGTAGAGTTACTATAAATTTAACTACCCTATAAGTTAAATATCCAAGTTCCGCAACAGTAACTAAAGACATTAAAGAAAGCAAATAAGGTACTTGAAATTCATCGTTAAGTAAGAAACCAATGGATACTGCGTCAAAATCAAAATCTATGCTAGGCAGAAAACCGAAAAGAATTTCAACCAGAAAAAGAACAACTTTTAAAATCCAAGCAATTATCATCTGGATACAATCCTTTCTTTAAATTTCATAACATATAAAGCAAAAGCGAAAGACGCAATCATCCTTATTGTGTATTTTAAAACCGAACGCCAAGGCACACGACCTGCACCTAATTCAGTATCACCGACAAGTTCATTAGAATTAAAATTGGCTCCATCTAAACCATCTATAGTCTTTTCCCAAATAGGAAGCGAAGCACTATTAGCAGGACTGCCTTGCTTACCATCAAATTGAGCAGCATTCTTTGTCATATCAATTTTAGCAGCTGTTGAAGCAATAGCCTTTTTAATTTCTTCTTCATCATAAACGAAATATCTCCAAAGTTGCCCAAAATCATTATTTTTAGTATCTTTTTCCTTAATTTCCTTTTCATCTTTTCCGAAATTATCTTGATTTACCTTATTATTTTCTTCTTTCTGTTTTTCAGAATCTTCTTTTTGAGCTTCCTTTTCTCTTTTTTCGTCGTTAATAATTTTATCTACTTCAACATCAAACAAAGACTTATCGCCCCTAACAATATCACCTTGCAACGCATTGACATACTGCACATTATAGCCATAATCAATATCATAATTAAATTTATCAACTTGTTTCAAAGGATAATCATTACCAAACCAAAAATTATTGGGCTTTTCCGTAGGGGCATCTATATTTCTGGAATAAACACCAGGCATACGTTTGTACGGGTCCATTATAAAATAATAGGTTCCGTTGGCAGATAAAAAAGATGTAGATTGAGACGAAGCAAAAGCATAAATTCCATCAGGTGTATTTTCATCAATATCAAGTCTTGTCTTTCTGTTCACAAAAGGAATCTTATTGTTATTGTTATCAAAAATAAAAGGTTTTTCGCCTTTTACAGATTGGTCTATCTTAATACCATTTCTAGACACTACAAGATAAGTCAAACGGACATCATAATATTTATAGTCCCAATTGTCTTTCTCCCATTGCCCATATCCGCCAAATTTATGCGTAACAGAAATAAGTGCTACCGATGTTCCTTGCG